CTACGGTCCCCACGGATAATACGTGCCGCCCCCTACGGGAAGCTGAATGGTGCCCAGGGCATACTGGATTACCTCGTCGCCTTTAATGACGGCCAGAGGGAAGGAATAATAAAACAACCGGGACGGCCTTGCGCCGTCTATGGATGTAAGCATGAAGGGATCTACCGTCCCCGCGGAGGAAATGACGGCCATGCCCGTGATTTCCTCGTTTTCATTCAGAATCAAATTCAGCCAGACTTCCCCTTCCATCATCGGCAAATCCTTGCTTGCCGGGGCATCTCCCAGCACGCGGCCATTCAGCATGATTTTCCCGGGCGTGATGGTGGCTCCCGTCTTCTGGCCGTCTTCATCGTATTCCAGTTGAACGCGGAATCCGTAGTCGTTCGGCTCCGGCGTCGCGGATGACCAGATAACCTCGCCGCGGGGGCTAACGGTCGGGGCCTTGGGGCTGATGCGTGCGTTGGAATCGTAAGTCAGGGACAGGGCGGGATTGTCCTGCACCTGATCCTGGTTGTCCCGGTCATCCATAGCGGCCTGGTTGCTGTAAAGCTGCTGCTGTCGGTCAATCATGCTTTGCAGGCTCAAATGGTCGGGAACTCCCGTGGATATATACGTGTTGCCCGCGGATAAATCCACCGTGACGCCCTGTATGACCGTCCGCATGTCCAGCCAGGCCGGGTTGGCTCCTGCAATCGACAAGCGCCGCCCCAGCAGCAGGTCCGGGCGGATGGCCGCCAGGGCGTCCACGCTTCCGGCCCAGGGAGCCACGCGGGTCATTTGGTAATAGGCGGCCAAGACGGGCCTGTAATTTGGCCAGTCCGCTTCGCCGCTCCCGCTGCCTCCGGACGGAGGCGGGAATGCAGAACCGTCCTCCGGTCCCAGGGTGCCGTGTCGGTCCACTTTGTAAGACCGTCGGCGAACATTGGTCGTGATGCCCCGCCAAGTCAGCCAGTTATAATACCTCGTCACCTTGTCCCCGTTAATCGTCACGGTTTTTTTCCTGGGGAATATCAATTCAAACCCCTTTTTCGGAGGGGAATCTATGTAAACATATTGCTTGAAGACTACTTCGCACCACTTGATCGCCGTACAGGATTCCGATAAATCGCCAAAAGCAAGCCTGTACTTGGTGGCGCTCGTGCTATAATTTTTGGCTTCCTGCCCTTCCACGGCGGGGGTTTCCCGTTGGATCGCGCCAAATTGCGCGCCTGGCACCTTGGCTAATTCCGGAATCCAGTTAGTCCACCACTTTCGGGCATCCTCCGGCCCGGTCGGCATCTTTTCCCCCAGGACCATCATTTCCGGTTTGGCAAAATTGTATTGGGGGCCATCCACGCCATCCTCGTCGGTGTCGTCCGGGTCATCCCCCGTTCGCGGGTCGGACAGTTGCACGATCGTGCAGCCTTCCTGGTGCAAGTCCGCCCCGGCTGGGTGAACAACCGTGGACGTGGCGTACTTGCCCCGCGTCATCACCACCCCCACCGCGGGGGGCACCAGGTCCACCCGTTCCGTCAGCTGGATTTTTGACAATCTGTGCGCGATCCGGTCCAGCGTCACCGGGTCCAGGCGGTCCCCGTCCGCAATGTGCAGCACGGGGCTGGCTCCGGAATAATCAAACCAGGCCACCATGCCGGGCCGGGAACTTAGGAATTTGCGCAGCAGGGAGGCGTGCTTGTCACAGGCGACATCCGTGTCCCATATCCAGGCGGAATCATCCACATCCAGCACATAATCCGTCACCAGCGCCCCATGTTTGCGGGCGTTGTCCAGCACCGTCCGGAGGGCCGCCGCGATCTTGATGCGCCGTTTGACCGACGCCCCGGAGGATAGGCCGGAAAACGCCGCAAACGAGAAAGCAATCCTGCCCGCCCCGATGCCGGAGCCGAAAAACGTCGTGCCCTCCATCGGCTTCCAGTGGTCGCAAATTTCCACCTGCCACACGTAGCCGGACGCGGACAAGGCGGCATCACATTTGCGCACGGTGCCGTCCAGCACCGTCACGCCGTCCCACGCCACCCGCACGCGCTCTTTATAAGAGAAGGGGGCGGCATCCATCATTTCCCGGCCCAGCTGGAAAGACACCTGGGCCGCCGTAAAATTCCGCCATTGCCAGCTGCATGACTGGCTGGCCAGTCCCGTCAATTCTACTGTTCTAATGTCCATACCCCCGCTGTGAATCAATCTTGTTCAGGCGGCTTTTCAGCTCCGCCACTTCCGCGTTCAGCTTTTGCGCCGTTTCCTGGCTCCTGGAATACCTGCCTAGTATCTCCCGCACCAGCTCCACCATGCCGTGAATCGCGGGCGTTTCGTCCTGGCCGCGGTCGTTGCCAAGAAGCATTTTCAGCTGGCTGGCCAGCTGGGCACGTTCGCCCTTGTCCACCTGTCCGTCCTGTAACGCCTTGCGCACAACGTCCTCCACCTGGTAAAGGATTTCATAGTCGGAACTTCCGGCCAGATCCCCCGCTTTCTGAACAGCCCCCTCCCGGTATTTCCGCATCCATTCCGTCAGTTCCATTGCTGCCATGCTTTTGGCCTGGATGTCTTCAGGCAGGGCGGTTACTTTCCGGGCGGCTTCTTCCAGGCCCTTGATTTTCTGTTCCTGGTTTTCCTGTGTCTTTTTAGCGGTCAGGATGTCATTCATGGACTTCCAGGCTTGTTCCGCGGCTTTCACCATGCCCCGGTCGGCGTCGGAATTGTAAGCATTGCCGAATTTTTCTTTCAGGGCTTTTAAGAATTCTTCCGTCCATTTGGCGTCACTCTCGTCCCGCTTGTCCCATAACTTCTGGTCCTTGTTGCGCAAGCGGCCAATCGTGTCCCGAAACCTGGTGGCGTTCTCCTGGGCCTTTTTATTACCCTCCGCATACTTGTCCGCAAATCCAGAGAAGGAATCTAGGCTTGCTTCCAGTGTTTCCACAGCCGTGTTCATGGCCGTTTTGGTAGCGTCCAGTTCTTTCTTACGCGCTTCCGCGGCTTTGGATAGAGCTTCCGCCGCCGTCCGGGAAATTGTAGCATCCCTCCGCTGGTTATCCTGCCAGGCATCCGTCTTTTTCGTTTCCGTTTGCACGTCGGAATCTGCCTTTGCCTGGACGCCCTGCACAGTCAGAACATTATTCAGCCGTTCCTTGGCCGTCGTCACAGCTTCATCTAAAGCTTCTTGCTCTTTGAATAAATCAGCCAAAGATGCTGTTCTGTTTTTGATTACCTCTCTGGCGACTTTTAACGCATCCGCATAAGCCATATACAAGGCATCCCCGGACTTGCCGCGCACATCGCCCAGCAACCCCGTATTCTTGATGCCTTCCATCATGTTGTTCAAGGCGGCCTCCTGCTGCTGTTTTTCTGCAATCAGCCGGGCCATCATTTCTCCATTGGTGGCGGATGGCATGCTGGCATCTTTCCGCATGCCATCCATTAAAGCTTGTACATGCTTCAGGGTTTCTTCGTCCTGATTCTTTTTCTGCTGTAATCCGGCCACCAGCGGGATGCCCACGCCGCCCAGCATGGCCGCTTTAGCCATTTCTTTCGGCGCGTCTGCAATTTCCTTTTCCAGCTTCTTCTTTTTGGCTGCCAGTTCCTGCCATTGTTTCAGGGCCGCTTCCGCATTCTTGAAAGCGTCCGCCTGGCCGTAAAATTGCTTCGTGTCTAAATTCTTCACTCCCGCCGCTGCCGGGCTGGATTGGGTAAGCTCCTGCATGCGCCTGATCTGTTCCGCCTTGGCTTCGGCCAGTGCTTCGGCTTTTTTCACGGCATTTTCCGCCTGCTGCCGTTCGATAGCCCGGCGTTCTCCGGCGTCTTTGGCGTCGATGGCCGCCAGGGCGTCCCGGGCCTGGCTCTCCGTCATTTCCCCGCGAATCTGTTTTTGCCTGATGATGCTGCGGTTCTTCTCATTTTCGATGGCCAGCAGCTGGGCCTGCATTTCCAGGTTCCGGCTCGCCTTTTCGTCCAGGGCTTCGATCGTCCTTTTGCGGGCGTCGTAAGCGTCATTGATCTGTTTGACCAGGGAATGTTCCTTCTTCAGCGCCTGTTCCTGGTTCAATCTCCCCAGTTCCGCACTCATGCCCGCCTGCCAGGCTTCCACCTTCGCTTTCCCCTTCGCCAGCACGTCCGCAAGTTGCGCGGACACTTTTTTAGCGCCCAGGCCAAACGCATCATTCAGGGCATTTCCGGCAGCCCGGCCCAGCCCCCAGGCTTCCTTGCCCAGGTTGAGGACATTGGTGGCGTTTTGCAGGCCGCCTTTGAACTTGCGCCATTCCTGCATTTTATCACCCGCCCAGGTTTGAACCTGTCCGGGAAATTTGGATAAGGCGTCAATGCTGCGCTGTAGCCATCCGGACTGCTGCTTGACGGCATCCGCAGCATGGCCCACCGTTTTGTCCGCGCCCTGGACCGTTGCGCCCAGCGCGTCCAGTCCGTCAATCCTCACAGTCCAGTCATTAGGCGTTGCCGCCTGTGTCTCCGGATAAGCGGGCACGGCTCCCGTCTGCCCCCCCACGCCTCCGGATGGAAGCGCCGGAACAGACTTGACCGCCCGGGACAATTCATCCATGCCCTTGCGTACCTGGTCCAGCGTCCCCTCCGGCTTGGTAGATGCGGCCAGGCTCTTGGCCAGCGTGGCGTCCATCCTGGCCAGCAGCGCGGCAATCTGGTCCAGCCGCGCCATCATCCATTCATTCCCGCCTTCCCGGGCGGAGGGGACAGGAAGGGGGGAATGATCCGGGGCAGCAGCCCCGCGGGCCACCTCTTCCACGGCTTTGGACACCCGGGCAATTCCGGACTGCATTTCTTCCAGGGCCTTGTCCGTCCGTCCCTGGGCGGACGTTCCGTTGGCCGCCACTCCTTCCGCATGGGCGATCGTCCCGTCCAGATGGTCCAGTCCCTCCACCTGTATGGTCATCTTGCCAGGGGCGGATGCCCCGGAGAATGCCCGGGCATCCGCCACGGTTCCCACCCCTCCGGAAATAAGTTCCCGCGGCAGCCCCTTGGCTGCCGTGGAAAGATCGTCCACCCCCTTGCGCACCTGGTTAATCCCGCTCATGTCCGCCCGGGTGCCAAGCGTCAGGGATATGTCAATATTGTTGTTCATCAGTTGATTTCTCCGGTCAGGGCAAATTTGAATTCTACGGCCTGCCAGGCCGCCCCGCGCAAGTCCACCCCGTACCAGTGTTCACTGGTCAGGGGGTACGGGCGGGGAGGGTCCACGGTGGCGGCGTATTCCCTCACGCGCTGGGGGCGGCCCTGGTAATAGCAGGTCAGCCAAGTGACGCGCCCCAGCGGGTGCAGCGTGAACAATTCCTGGACGTCCAAGCCCCAGGCACGGGCCGCCGCCGCTGTCGGGAACGGATGGGCCACTGTGAAAGACAGCTGCATCAGGGCGTTGCCCCGCGCCCGCTGAAGCATCCAGGAACTGCCCAGCACGCCGTCCCGCTGCACCTGGACGGAGGCCGTAACGTCCACCGGAGCCGCCATAAGATCCCCCTGTTTGCAGAGCGTGACCGCATCCAGGCCGTCCGGACGGTAAATCACCGTGTCTGTGGATTCATAGGCCATTAGAAGGAATCAGGATTGAGTGAAATAGCGGAAAAACGCCACGGAGGCGGAATCCTTGAGAACAAAGGAAGGGTATTCAATCGCCGTGAATAATTTGCGGCCTCCCTGGGCGTTAATGGCTTCGACTGTAAGGATCACTACTTCCTTGGTCTGGTAAGATCCGGCATCACCACGCGAAAACCGTAATACCCAGTTGCGCCGCGCCCAAACCTGGGACGCCTGCCACGGTTCCGCCAGTCCCACCAGCGCGGCAACTACGGCGGCCATGGCCGGGGCCTGCTCCGCTGGTATTTCGTCCGCCGTATAGCGGGCCGGAGGGCGATAACCGCTCTTGTCCCGATAAATGGGCGTCAAAATGAATTCATCCCATTGACCCGGACGGGGGAACTGTATTTGTATTTCTGCGTCGTTCATGATTAGAGAGGTATGTTAATATCTTCAAAATCCGCTGTTTCCTCGGATTCAATGGCATTGACGGCCATTGCTTCCAATGCGTGATAGGTTGGATTGGTCAATCCATTGGCATAAAGGTGCCTGGTGCCTGTGCCCGCGTCGGCTGAAAGGGCATATGTTTTCTCATTGCGCGCGTCGATGACCAGGGTGCTTACGCCTGTTCCTGCCTCGAAAGCGATGAAGCCGCGGAGAGAAGCTATCTTGAACAGGGTATTGGCGCTGCCGCCTCCCAGCTCCATATAAAGAGCCGCCTTTTCCTCCCGCACTGTTGTACTCGGCGGCCCGCTCTGCATGTAAATAAGTCTGTTCAGCCCGTTCGGCATCAGCTCATTCGTCCCTAATGGAAGAAACACGGTTGTCGTCTTCACCTGCCAGTTCCCAACGGACGTTACATAAAAAATTTCCCTTACTCTGATTTCATACCCCTTGCGGACAGTATCGTAAGGCGTATTGATGGTAACATCGATGACTTCCCCATAGTTGACGGCCAGATTGTTCCCCGGAATTATGGAATAAGAATCCATCGTCAACCCGGTTCTGACGGTTCTTGAGCCGCGGGCCAGACCAAAAGTAAATTTAGCGAAGGCTGTCGCGTTGACCGCAAGGGAAAATCCGCACACGGAACTGTAATTAAATTGACCGTTAGGTCCTGTCAGGGGAATAACCGCTGACCCGTACGCATTGGAATCGGCAGAAGCCGCGCCCACCGAAAAACGCTGTGTCAACCCGGCAAGAGTACCGTTGGAAGATTTAGAAATGGAACCCGCGACTGTGATCGAACTGGAATTAAGGTATATAGGCTGAACCAACGCTGATACAGCACCGGCCAATCCTGACGTATAAAAGCGATTAACCGCGCCCGTATCGGTCGGCGCACCGACAGCCAGCGGAATATTGATGCCGCCATTGGCGTTAATAGCCCCCGCCGCCGTCAGACCTCCGGCCAGCGTCATGTTGCCGGATGCATCCACCTGCGGTATGGCCGCCAGAGCATTAGTCGCCGCCGTGGCGGAATTGGCCGCGGCAGTGGCAGATGTTGCGGCATCGGAGGCAGACGTGGACGCGGCAGCGGCGTTCTGGCCAGCTGTCCGCGCCGCAGCCTCGGCGGTCGCGGATGATTGTCGTACATCCCGCCCCAGACTGTTCAGCTGCCGCGCGGTGGCCAGCTCCACCCCTCCCAGGGTGATGCCGTCGTCATAGTCCACTACTACGGTCATCAGCGGGGCCATCGTGCCGTTCACGGCGGGCGGGTTGGTCACCTCCGTCACCAGGCCGCGCCCAGGGACGGACGGAGTAAGCACGGCGTGCATGCCCAGCGCGTAGGGCGTCATCTCGGTCCCTTCGCATACCTGGATGATAATGACATCTCCGCGCGTCAGGGGAACGCCCGGCGTGAATACCCACGTAGCCGTCTGGCCGCTGGTCAGGTTGGACACATAGGCGGAGGTGCCAATCAGGCTGTAATCTCCGTCCACCAGCTTCCAGACACGCAAGCAATACTGATTCAGGGCGGGGTCGGTGAAAAAATACACAGTGGAAATACTCGTCAGGCGGCAGCTGTCGGGCAGATGTCCCGCCAGAATCTCGTCTCCCCAGGTCATCGCGTAGCCTCCCACGATGGTCCAAGTGTCGGCGGCGTCCCCGCTGGACAAGGTGGATTTCCCGGTCACCGCTTCCAATTCCACGCCCGCGTCCTTGAGCGCGTCCGGCAGTTGTGCGGCCAAGGCGTCGGCTACCAGTTCGGACCAGTCGGCCAGCACCTCGTCAGGCGGCGCGTAATCCCCGGGCAGCAAGTCCGCCCGGACCGTCACCCGGATCAGGCGGGACGTGCGCTGCGCCCCATCCGGAGCCACCAGCACCACCTCGCCGATCAGGTCAATCCGGGATTGATCCCCCATGACCTCCGCCAGCTGTACCGTATTAACGGACAGGCTGCCGACATAGGCAGCGCCCAGGGCATCCTCCACATGTTCCAGCCCCGTGGCGGCCAGCACCAGGGCATCGTCCCCCAGGGATTTTTTCACGGCCAGCACGGGCACCTCGTCAGAATTCGAGGGGGTGCCGGGGCCGTCCGTCAGGACGATGCGCAGCGGCATCTTGTCGCCCCGCACCAGGGCCATGTCAGTCAGCGGCACCTGGCCCGCCGTCGTCAGGGCCAGCGTGTTAGCATCTATGTATATAATCATGATTGGAAAGATGGAAGGGGGAAAGCGGAGCCGCCGTACCCGGACGGCTCCTGGATGGGCGCAGGGTTAATCCGCCGCCAGCTTGGCCAGCGCCAGGCTCGTGAACGTAGCCAGGGGGGAATTCTTGATGGATAGCTCAAACTCGCACGTCACCGGATCGGACGCGAAATTCGGGCTGTTGGTGAGGGATAAATCCCCCATCACGCAGAAATGGGCCAGCTTTTCGGCGTTATTGCCGGAGTTGCGCAGTTCTCCATACACCCAGCAACGGATGTTGCCGGAGGATGAAAACGGCGCGGCTTCCTGGTCATCTTCCAGGTTGTCCGCCACGCCGAACGCCAGCTGGATCGCTTCGGGCGTCACCTCCTGCGTCGTGAACTTCAGCTTGGACTGCTGGGCGATCGACAAATCGCGCATTTCATAAAATCCCGCGTCGTTCACGCCTTCCACCGTCGCCGTCTTCTTCTGGCGTTCGCTGGTAGCCGTCTTGATCTTGCCCAGGGTCAGCCACGGGCCAGGCTTTTCCGGGGTGGGAGCGTCGGGCTTGGCCCCTTCTCCCACCGTGTTTCCTGCGGTGACGGTTTCCCCGAATTTTGCAATGCGGATGATCATGCCTCCGATCAAATTATCGACAAATCTTTTTTCGTATGCCATGTGCTTGGTTTGGTTAATAGTTAATTGTTAATGGTTCGTCGTTCCGGCTCCGGTCCGTTAAAATACCCGGCAGCCGGCTTTTGCCTGTTCGAGTGCCGCAGCCTGGTCGGGCGTGACGTTCACCACCACTCCGGCCAGGTAGGTCATGCCGCTGATGTTGGTGCCCGTCCTGGTCACGCGCACTTTCACCAGTTGCGGCTTGGCCTGGCTGCTGACGCCTGCTTCCCCCGCGGCGGATGCCGGGGCCGTCTGTTCTTTTTCTGTCTTTGCCATGTTGTTGCTATGGGTTCAGGGTTTCTCGGATCGAGAGGAAAATCACTCTGCCGTCCACGTTCTTCAGTTCCGGCACTTGTTCCGTGCTTAGTTCTGTAATTTCCGCCACCCAGGGGGCTGTCCCGGCCAGCTCGTCATTGTGCGGGGACCATTTGCGCAGCCGCCGCAGCACGGCGGCGGTCAGGGCGGACAAGCGGCGGATCGTGGGGTCAGCCCCCACTTGCCCGGTCGTCATGACCAGGATGGCTGCCGTGGCGACAACCACGCCGGGGTCCGGCATGTCCACACCCTTCCAGGGCGGCGGCTGGGGTGCCTGGGGCATGACCGCGATGGCCGCATCATACTGCGCCACGGCCAGGGCAAGGTTGTTCACTTGGTCGCTGGCGTCAAACGGGTCCGGAATCACGTAATTGGCCAGTTCTTTTTTTCCGGCCAGGCGGTCGATCACCGCCTGGGCAAACACGTATTCGGGGCCGTCTGGTAGTTCATCATTCATGCTTGTTCAATCGGTTGGAAATTCTAGTTGCCAGGGTGTCCACAGCGGAGGTTTTCACGGCGTCGGTCAGTTCCGCGTCCGACGGCAGCACGGTGCGGTCGGGGTCGTGCGTCACGGATTTCAAGAGCAGCCCCAGCGGCGTTATTTTCTGCTTCCAGCCCTTGTACATGCGCTTACGCTCCTGGACGCGGGCCAGGTAGGGCATGCGGCTTTTGACGCTGTACAAGACCATGATTTCCTCCTGGGGAATTCCGGCCTCGGCCAGCGTGATCCGGCGCTTGCGCAAAGGGGAATCCGGCCCGGGGACAAGCAGGCTTTTGGTGGGGCGGCCCGTCACGGGGGAGATGCGGCCAGTCGCCCGGACCGTGCCGCCCAGCAGGTGCAGGCGCACCCCCGTATGGCTCACCGTCACGCGGGCCGTGCGGCCCTCCATATGGCTTTCCGTGGCTTCCGCCGCCCCGGCCCAGTAGTTCCGCGATCCGGTCTGCTGGGATCGGTCGATAAAATGATTCTTCAGCAGGTCGCGCAAATCGTCCCCGGCGTGCCGGGTCATGGCCTGCAAATCCTCCGGCGTGACCATCCTGGCCAGGGCAACGGACATGTCCAGATTCACCTGTAAACTGATCATGCCCGGCCTCCTTCCATGATTGCCTTGTCCCCGCGGATGCTCACTTGCACATCCAGGTTGCGGCTGATCCAGTCGCGCAAATCCTGATCCACTCCTTTCATGCTCGCCTCGGCTCTGTTAAAATCTTCCCGTCCGGATGCCGCGTCCTGCAACCCGTCCGCCGATACGGACTTCACACCCATCCCACTGTTAAAGTCAAAAGGCGGGTAGCCCGTGCCCCACCGGGAAAGCAAGCTCCATATCCGGCTGGACACCAGGGCACGTTTTCCTTCAGCATCTACTCCCCGGCGTTCCGCGGGGGAAAGCTGCGCATAGGCTTCTTTCCAGCGCGTGTCCCAGTCCCGCGGTTCTTTTCTGGTTCCCACCCGAACCAGCTGCCAGGCGTGGGGCCTGTCGTCGGCCAGCAGGTTTTCTTTCCAGGCATAATTCCGTGCTTGCGCCACCGTCTGGTCAAAAATCAAATTCTGGCGTCCGGGTGTCGTCATGTCCCGGATCGTCCCCTCGGCATCCTCCGGGGCTTCGTAGTTGTAAAATTTCAGGACCGCGTTCAGGAATTCACGGGCGGAAGCGTTCAGCCATTCTCCGTTCAAAATTTTCCGGGATTCGTCCCGGATCGCCTGCACGGTCTGAAGATGGTTGCAACCAGCCGAAAAGATAGCACGCTGCGTGAATTCCCGGCCCATTTGTTCCAGCTGGGCGGAATTCAAGTTGGTCGGCATCAGCCGCTTTCCCATCAGTGTTTCTTCGGCGCTTGGCATCCTATTAACTATTCGCTTTTAACTGTTCACTGCCCGCATGCGCGGGCCTTACATCACCCCGCCGTGGCGGCTCATGCCCCACCGGATCGGCCTTCCGGAATAGTGCGGGCTGGGGGTCTTGTCGCTGGCGTCATCGGTGATCACGTAGCTGCCGGAGGATAATTCCTTCAGCACGTCATTGGCGTGCTGCCACTCCGCTTTCCGCTCGTCCGTCATGGCCAGGGCAAACCGGACCAGGACGCGGTAACGGACAATGGCCCCGGCTTCCGCCATCAGTTCCGCGGGGATGCAGTCAGGGCTTCCCTGTAACCTGGTGCGGCCTCCGGAGGCAATGCGGCTGCGGATGGTGGCCGCCGTCTCGGCCAGGATGCCGGGGATGGGATCGGGCTGCACCTGGGCGCGGTCGCGCGTTACGCTGGCCAGTTCCCCGGCGTTCAGTACCTGGTTCAGCACATCTTCAGTTAATGGGTTCCACATGGTTTTTCCTTCCGGTAAGTTCCGGGGGCGGCGTTGCGCCCCCGGAACAGTCCTCGTCAATCTGCCATTCCTGGTTACGATACTTCGATACGTGCGGCGGCTGCCGGATTGGTCACTTTCCGGTGAGTGGACCAGTACATCATGTCCACCACTTCCAGCGTCCGTTCTTCGGACAGGATTTCCGGGCCGGAAGGTTCCAGCGTGAAATCCTTGGCTGCTGACATGTCGTTGCGCGTCGGCGCGTCCTGGGAGTAGAACATGAAAATGTCCGATCCCATAATGCCCTGCATCTTGCCGGACTTCCCGCGTGCTGCGGGCTGGTAGGGCATGGATGCCAGGGACACGTCAATGTCCGGGAACACCAGCATGTTCTTCAGGATGTCCAGGCTGGCAGTCAGTTCCAACCCCTGAAGGCGATTAAGGAAGAACGGATGATTCTTCATGATCACCCAGGCTTTCAGCCCCAGGATCAAATGCGTCGGCTTGCGCCCGATAGCCGCCTGGATCGTCAGGGCCAGGTTATCCAGTTCCTGGATGATGTTGGCTTTCTGTCCGGCGGTGCTGGTCCAGTTGCCGCTTCCAGCCGTAACGGGCACCCCTGCTTTCCAGATGGTGACGGCTTCAACTTCCCTCGTGACCAGCTGGGAACTGATCAAATCCTGAAGATTGCTTTCCCGCTCATCGTCTCCTCCTCCGTCTTGTTCCATGTCGAATTTCCAACTGCCGACCTCCAATGCGTGGGGCTTGCAGTTGTAAAAATCGTCCGTGGCATTGGTGTCTATCCGCGTAGGAGAATTCCCCCTGGACAGAGCCGTTTTATAAACGCGGAACGCGTTGTCGATGTCCCGCTTCTTGTAACTTCCCACGGCGGTTTTCACCCCCACGGTTGGGAACAATTTGCGGCTGATACTGTCCGCCTCGTCCGCATAAGCGGCCTGGCACAGCTCGGTCAAATAACCGTTGTAGCTTGCAGCATTCTGAAACATATAATGTTAGTATCTATTGCTTATTGTTGGTTGTTGAGTGCGTCAGTCTCCGGCAGGGGCCGCCTGCACGGTTGGGAGGGTCAAGTAGGATTCCAACAGCTGCCCCCCGGTTCCCGGCTCGCAGGCCACGGCCACCTGGGTGCCAGTATCTCCGGCCGTAGCGGTGCCTCCGTCGTCCAGGACAAGCCTGGTTCCCTCTTCCACGCTGCCGGGGGATTCGCTCAACCGCACCCCCACGATCCCCTGATGGGCGGGCAGGATGTAATCCGTGTCTTCTCCTTCGTCTCCGCCGACGTGGACCACGCCCAGGGGGATGTCGGATTTACCGCACAAGACCAACTTGCCCGATGTGTCTTTCTTCACGAAGCAGCCTTCGCATTTGCGGAGGTCCATGCCGCTTTCCGCCCTCATGACGGCCTGTTGATGGATAATTGCCATGTTGTTTTCTGGTTATGAATAGTTAAAAGCAAATGCCAGGAGCGGTTTACTTCTGCCCCAGCCGGATCTTGGCCAGGTTCTTCGCTTTCCAAAACGAGCAAAGACGCCCGGCTGCCTTTTCTTGCGCCTGGATGTCGCGGGCCGTATTCACCAGCAGCTGGCCGCGGTCCGTCCCCATGCCTTTGCCTCCCCTGGTCGCCTGGGTTTCCCGGCGATATCCGGGCCGGGCATACTTCGGAGCGCCCCCGGACGTGCCGCCTCCCTTGCGGTTGGCCAGCAGGTTGATCATCTTGATGCCCATCTCGCGGTTGGTCAGCAGTTCTTCCTTGAGGTCCTTCTTTTCCTCGGGGGTCAAGGTCGCAAGGTCTTCGCTGTTGAGCAGCGTTTCCGCTTCCGCTTCCGCGGCTTCCTGTTCGGCGGCCATCAGGGCGTCGATTGTTGCCAGTATCTGGTCCAGCGCGGCGTCTTCCGGCAGTCCCAGCTTGGCGGCGATTTTTTTCAATTCTTCCATGTTGTTGTCTTGTTGGTTTGTGTTGTCGTTGATCGGCGCGGCCTGACTGTTGGTGATCGGGCGCTGGCCGGGGTTGTTGGGCTGGTTGGTTAGGGCCAGCCCGACGAGTTGCAGGGGGCGGAGGCGTCCGCCTCCCAGGTCCGCGCACAGCTCCACGCTGTACACGGTCGAAAAATGTTTGTAGATGCGGTCCCGGACCAGGGGGAGGCCCAGCGGCGTCCATTCAATCCGGGCGCACAGTTGCAGCCCTTCCTCCGTTGGCAGGGCGGCAAGCTCGCGCACCCAGCCGTAAGCCCGGCTATCCCGCGGCCCGGTGACGGCAACGGACACATGTTCCACGTCGGTCAGCAGCCCTTCTTCCGGGACGCCTGCTTCCACGATGGCCCGCACGGCCTCATCGTCGATGACCTGGACATATTTTTTTCCGTCCGCTGTCTGCTGGGGATGTTCCCCCCAGCGTTCGATGTTATACCAGCCGTCCCCCGGGTTTTCCCAGGGCTGCAAATCTTCCAATGTAATGGTTTTCATCCTTCTTGACTTTTTGTCTGTGTTGGTTACGGTGTTGTTACGGTGATGCGCGGCCTGGGGGCCATCCGTTAAGGCCGCGTTAGCCCGTGCGGGGAGATGGCCCTCCCGTCCGTACTTCTTTTATCTCTTGTATTTCAGGGTTCCCTTTCTCATCTTTTCGGCTCCATTCAGTCGGCGGCTGTGGAAAAAGCTTCTCACCTGGCCATCCTTGCCCGTGATAAATCCGCTCATGGCAAATTTCCCGGCGTCATCCTTGTACACGCGCAGGTAGGTCTTCTGGCCGTTGTGGGATTCCCACACTTCGTGCGGGTTTTTCACGGCACGGACTGCTTCAGATAAACGCCGCAATCTCCGGTTCTGTTCCTCGGGCGTTTTGGGGGGCTGGGTGCTTTCCCAGTGATCCAGGACACCCTTGCTGAAATGCACGTCCTGCCCGTCGATGGACCGGGCCGTAAATCCCCGCGTCAGGGCTTTCCGCGCTCTTCCCGGGTGGCTGTGGCTGCTGGCCGGGTCGGGGGTCAGGGCGGACAATTTTTCCAGTCCCAGGCTTTTGGCCGTTCCGGTTTGGCCGATGGCCTCATGCTGCCCGCGGCCCCGCTTGTCCCAGCCCTTCCTGGCCCCTTCGCTGGTGCCGTAGTTGGCCAGCAGGTTTTCCTGGTCGCCGTTTCCGGCTGAATTTGCGTTTTGCCGGGGTGCTGCCGGGGTGCTTCCTGCTTTTTCCGGGTCATTGCCCACTTCCAGCCCTGCGGCGCGTTTCATGGCCGTTTCCAGCTTCCGGGCATCATTCCGGATCATGGCCGGGTTCGGCTGTGCGTTGAGCAGCTTTTCCAGCAGGGCAAGTTCCTGGGCCGTCAGGGGGGCGTTGTTCCTGGTCTGCTCAATCTGTGCGGGGATGTGTTGCCAGTTTCCGCGGCTGTTGGCCAGCAGGGGGAAGGAGGGTTGTTCCTGGGACGGCTGCGGCGCCCGGTACGTGACCGTATAGCCGGACGCCTCGCTTACTTCTTCCTCGTCGGCAATATATCCCGCGGCGGCCAATTTCGTGATGTTGTCCACCTGCTTGCCTACGTCTTCGGCTTCTTCGTATTCCAGCGTCCAGTAGGCCAGATGCGGCCTTCCCGGGAAATGGCGGTCCAGCAGGCGGCGGCTCATTTGGCGGTTGAAGCTTTCGGAGATTTCCGCGCCTTCGCCCGCCGCCAACATGCGGAATGTTTCCTGGTGGGCGTTGCCCGCCAGCGTCCCGCTGCCGGATTCCGCCAGCACGGTCAGCTCGCCGCCCGTGCCGCGGCGCACAATCTGCTTGTCGCACCACTCGCAGCGCTGTTTGAAGGTGTCCCCTCCGCGGGCCGTCGTTTCCACAGTCTTGATGTCCCCTCCGTCCGGGTAGCCGCCGCGCCCGTCCCCGATCATCTCTTCGGCGATGCGGTCATATTCCCGTGCCTGTTCGTCAGAAGTGTTTGGCGGGTATTTGAAGAAGATGGCCGGGTTGCCGAACACGTCAATGAATCCGTCCCACCCGTCCAGGGCATGGGCCTTGGCGCAGATGGCGAACATGGCGGGCAGGTCCACGGGCCGGAGGCATTCACGGATGATCAGGCGGCTTTCATCCACGGCTTCCAGCTTGGCGCATGACCTGTCGGCGGATTCGTTGTAATACCAGGCCCCGCCCTTGACAGGCCGGGCCATCAGCCACTGGTCCACGGGTTCCATCCTGATTCTGCCGCCTCCGGCCACGGGTTCCAGGTGCGCGTACCCGCGGAAGGTAGCCGATCCCATGAACCGCACCGCATCCCTCAAGTTGTCGATCTTGCCGTAATATTCCGCCAGGCATTGCTGCTGCTCGTCGGCCAGCGTTTGCAAGTCCGGGTTGTTGCCGATGGCTTTGGCATCCACCTTCACGTCGTCAGTCATTTCCGCCAGGGCGGAGGCGCGGCGGTCCAGGACCGTGCCCAGCATGTCGTCCGTTTCTTCCAGGGCGGCCCAGCACAGCATCACGTCGGCATACTGGCCTTTCCGGTACAATTCATAGAGGGCGCGGGCTTCCTGCGGCGTCAGGAATGGCAGCGGGTTCCGGCCTTCCTTTTGAGAGCGTCGGGACAAAAAGCCGATCAGCCTGATCATGCCAGTCCGGAAATTCCCTGGCCTGCCAATCATCCTGTTCACAAATTGCGGTAAAATGTTCATCGTGTTAAAATCTCCTGGTCCTGATGCCGCCCCAGCGGCGGGTGCCGGAGGCCCGGTTACTGCTCTTCCTGCTCTTGCCCTGGCGGGACTTGTGCCGCCCGGATGACGGGCTGCATGATTCCAGC